GCATTACCTTAATAATTTCAGTATTTTCTGCTCAATTTAACTTTTCTGAGCTGCCATCTATAAGGTGTGGGTAAAATAGTTGGTTAGACAAACTTCAGTTTGTCGTGGGCATCTCGGCGAGGGCAGAGCCCGAGACACTGATATCCATCCACCAACGTTAGTTGGTGGTGGGCATCTCATCAGAGTGCAGCAACCGAATAAAATGGAGTGGTGCCGTCCTACCCATTCTGTACGCACGCCCCAAAATCTGTTTCTCCTCCTCGTGTGTCATCGCGTGGAGAAGAACCACGTGTGTAGCAGCGGTAATATTCAGGCCCGATCCCGCATAATGAGAGTTGAGCAGTAGGCAGCGCAGCTCACCCGCCTGAAATCCGCGCAGAGTAGATGCCACCGCATCCTTATTTCCCTTCAGCTGCTTCACACGAATGCCCAGCGCCGTAATAGACTCCTCCATAGAAGTAAAAGGATTATCATAGCGACTGAATATGAGGAAACGTCCCTCTGGATTATCGCGGAATAGACGTAGCAGTGCCTCGGGCTTCTTTTCCATCGGATCCTCTGGCTCGGCAGGAGCAGTGGAACTTACAATCTGTGTAGTATCTTTTGTACTTACCACCTTTGTTAGCCGCTTAATCTGTATATCAGAGCGACACATTGGGCAGGCAGGAGTGCGTGTAATACATTTTAGAATACATTCACCACAGAAAATACGAGAGCAGCAGGGAGTAATCAGGGGCTCACCAGGCTCATCATAGCAAATAGGACACATCTCCTGCTTGAACCCCTCAATACGCTCCTGAATATTCTTAATAGACTCTTCTGCCCGATGTATCTTCTCCTCCAAACTCTTCAGCGCGAATTCCTTCGCAGTCACGCTCGCATACTCCAGCGACGACTTGAATTCATAGGTCGCCCTCAGGCGTACAAGCTCCTTCTGAATATTCTTCGTCACCGCATCAATAAGACTCGTAGTATCCTCTGTCTTCACACCCAGCGCGGTAATAGCACCTGCCACATCTCCACCATGCAGCAGTTGCTGAATCTCTGGGGACACAATCTGCGAGACAATACGCTGTGTAATAGGTGCCCTACAGATAATATTCGTACGATGTAACACAGGGAGTGAAATCGACTGCTGAATGAATTCATCCGTACAACGCACGATAAGTCTCGCGCGAAGACGATGACTCGAGTTCAGAATATCACGGAAGAAGTTATAGGAGGTCATATTGTACCTCATATAGTTGTAGGGGCGATTCGATCGAAACGTCTCCTCAAAATAGGAGCGAAGAAAAGGGAATATCGCATCCTCTGCGAATACGTAGGATTGCAGGGCCTGTTGCTGAACATACACAGTCTCATTGGGAAAAATCAAGTTCATCCATGACGCGGTAATAAACCATGTGAATCGCGTCTCAGGTTTGGGATAACCATTTACCAGATGAATAGTATCCGCCTCGTCTATAAAGACGCGCTTCCAACGCATTTTCTGTTCGACCTGCCACGCACTGAATTCCCTGTACTGTGTATTACTAATAAGAACAACATCTGCCGCCATAATGTCGCGGGTAAAGTTTTCCTGGGTGAGCGCCTTCTTCTTATCGAGCATGATATGCTTCAGATGTGTCTGCTTCTTAATATAGTCAGCCCACTGACGAAATAGTGTGTGTGGTACAATAATCAGAGAACCGGCTTCACTCAGATCCGTGAACGGCTCATGCTTAATACTGAACACATTATTGCTGCTGTGCGCCCCCATTGTGGTCATATTCGCGAGTGGGGGCATCGTGGTCAGGCGCGTAATATGGGAGAGAACCATCAGAGATTTGCCAACACCCACGGAATCTCCTAGAATGCCATAGGATGAAAATAGCGTCTCTCCAGAACAGTCCAGTCCATTAATCAGGTCGCGCTCCTTCTTTTCCATCGCATACAGAGCAGCCTGCTGGTGGGAACGAAGAGGTACCTTGAGCGCATCAGGTGCTACATCGGCAAGAGGTGATTCACTCGTGAGGCCGTTGCTATATACCTCCCCCATAAGTCTAAACATACGTAATGAACTTGATAAGTATGTCATAGCGTTTCTACGAAAATGTAGAAGGCATTCTTAAGGCTCTTATGCGGTTGAGAAAAATTCACGAAGAGCTGGGTTGCGGATGAACTGGCTAATCTTCAGTGCCGTCTTTTTCACAAGAGGGTTGTTGGGCTGGTCTCTCATCTTGCGCTTATCAAATGTATTATCTGTGTGACTCATCACAAGCATCACCTTCATAGGGTCAAGCTGAATCATAGGGTGCTTATAGTCCTCAAGGAATGATTTCTCCTCCGCGTGAGTGACAGTCTCATCATAGGCATGCGTATCGGCATAGGAACGTCTCCAGGCCATAGTGCCATTTGTGGCGTGATTCGGATTATAGGGGCCGAGCTTATAGATCACCTTGATGTCAGTGTAGTACATATAGATCTCAGAGGATCCTGCGAGTTGGATAGAGGGCTGTCTCTTAAATGCGGCAACTGCGGAATAGACACGCTCAGGGGGGTAATAATCATCATCATCGAGTGCCACGATAATATCTCCACAGGACTCGTTATTTAGTCTGTTGCGCTTAGCACCGATTGTCTGCTTCTCAGATTCATAGATGTAGCGGAGATTGGGAATGGCGAGGCCATCGAACAGATCGCGCACAGAATCTGTTCCATCGTCGAGAATAATCCACTCCATACGGTCCATAGGATACGTCTGATGTTTGTAGCAAGCGATTAGATGGGGGATGAATCTACGGCGGTTATAGGTGGGTGTTATTACAGACACAAAGGGGAAGTTCGCCGCTTGTTGCTGTGATGTTGCTGGGGGCTGTGTACGACGTGACATCTCTATCTATAGATGTGGGGCAAGGTTTAGACTGCTACATGAGCCCATACGCGATTGCCATGGAGATCAGTGTACCTTCAAATGCGAGTGATAGATACCAAAGGGTCTTTTTATTCGCCACTTGATAGGTGGGTGGTTTTGCGGGGTCCACTAGCACAAAGGAAAAGAGGGAATCCATGAGCGATAGGGATGGCACAATAGATGTACCAGATTCTTTAAATATGGGCACTCGTGTTGCGGTAGTATCAATAGCAGTGGTTGAAGGCGTACCAGTATATGTATCGGTGGTAACAGTGGTTGAAGGCTTGCCCGTTAATGAACTAGTGATAGACGAGAGACTACTCGTATCAACAGGCAGAGAAGGGATTAATCCCTTAATCGCAAGTGGCTGTACAGCTGTAGTTGATAGTTGCTGAAAAGATAGTTGTGGTAATGAAAAGGCTCCACCACCTGTTTGTTTGATCAAGTTCCCTCCAGCGTCTACATTTTCCCGAGCATACGCAGGAAACAAGAATGAGACCCAAAAGGGTGGTTTAATACAGGCACTCAAAATCGTAAGAGGAAATCCGAGTGCCCCATAGACGAAATAGAATATGCGATTCATTAGATAGCCTTTTTCTGCTGTAATGTACGCATTCGATGCGATGCTACCAGCCAATATCATCGATAACGCGATAAAAATAGCAAAGAGTGGGGTAACTACATAGGTCTTTATCCACCATCGCGTGTGTCGCATTGTTCGTTCATAGTTGAATGCCCCACCTGTTTCTGTGTCTTTTGCTGAATCAAGAGTATCGAGTTGTGCCTGAAAGTCGGCTGCGCTAGGAGTCGTAGGGATGACATAGGTAGACACGGCCGGTCCAGATCCAGAAGATCCAGAAATCCCTGTAGAGAATGTAGGTGGCGAAGCGAGTAATAGACTCACTGCCCCACTTATATCTGTCAGCAATGTCTTGTACTGAGAAGATAGACCTTTGCTCGTAGTCGTATCGGCAGTAACCACTTCCACGCGTTCCTTTATCACTTTCATCTTCGCCTGTAGTTCACTGAGTGCGGTGGTATACTGCTCTTGTACGGCAGTCGTCTGTGTTGCGATAAGATCCGCCTGTATTTTTGCCCTCTTTGCCTCAAGGGCCGCAGGTGTCATGGTAGATGACTGCGATAGAAGGGTATTCGCCTGTGTCTGAAGAGACGATAGTTTGTCGATGGATGTCGAGGATGCCCCCGTAGCCTTCAATACACTGAGGGTGGTTCCTATGGTACCCACTGTCGAACTCAGACCACTCACCGCCTGTGTCTGCTGGGAGGCAACCGCCGACGCATCTGAATAGGCAGCCGGGTTCGGTGGTCCCAGGCCGACTGTACTCAAAAGTGATGACACTGTTGACATCGTATCCTATACCTATCTTTTCTCCTCCTATTTTTATTGACAGAAATCCCGGGACCACGCGTCAGCTACCACGCTTTCCTACGTCCTATCAGAATAGGCAATGACCGCTGTTAATCTTATCTATATGGCACGACCAGTCTATGGGGGCTGGGTATCCTTCACCACCCATCTCGCCCTGAAACACAACTTCAAGTTGTTCAAGATCGGGTCTAAGACGGAGGGGACTGAAGCAGAACCCAAGCTCCGCGAGTATGGCTACGGAGTCCAGTACCAGAATAGGGCGCCATCCGACCTCCCCAAAGGGAAACTCTTGATCACCGCCATTGACAAGACATATTATGAATATCTCGATAAACTCCCCGATGGGACAATGATTGTCATCCATGACCCGACCGAGATAACAGGAAAGGGGAAGGAACCCGTACTACGCAATCTGCCTCGCTTCAAGGTCATCACTATCCGCGAGTCGGTAAAGACATTCTTGAAGAAGACTCTGGGCATCAAGAGTCGTTTCATCCTCCATCCCTTCTACGAGTATCCCTATACTAAGGCGAAACACCCTGATCGGGCAGTAAGTATTTCCCGTGTCGACTTCGACAAGCACACTGATATTATCCTAAAGGCGAATACGATCCTTGCGAAGCCGATCGATATTTATGGTGCGATCAATCGCCAGTATGTGTTCTTCAAGCTGAATGATCTCGGATTCAAGAAATACTACAAGGGCGGGTTCGAGAAGAGTTTTGACGAGCTCGGGGACATCCTGGAGGACGCGAAATACGTCGTAGACATGAGCGTGATCAAGTCGGATGGAGGTGGATCCCAGTACACCTTCTTGGAGGCAATCTATGAGCACTGTGCCCTCGTAATCAATAGCCGATGGATCGAGAACTTTGCCACCGAGTTCGTCGACGGGAAAAACTGCTATGTCGTGTCGAATGGAGAGGAACTCGCGTCTCTATTGAAGAAAGACCCGAATACATCTCGTATTGTGAAAGAGGCGGATAAGCTGCTGGAGCCGCATGTGGCCGTGAACTGGGTGAAAGAAATAGGGCGTTTATAAGGCGTATTTCAAGCCGCCCATACCAGATACAATCTCCAGGAAGTTGATATTCTCCACGTAGATATCTATATCGTAGGTGTACGTGGTATTTGCAGGGAGAGGGTAGACATCCATCTCAATCTGGAAGTTGCGAATACGACTCGCATTGATCGACCCAGATGGCTGTGTAGGGTTCTGTGCCAACTCAAAGGAATAGATTGGCAGACCATCTTGGCCAATCCCTTTCACGTAGCGATATACAGAGTACCGTGTGAAAAAGTCGGTGTTCTTCATCTCCTGTATTTCATTACCGTCACATAGGACTCGTATTCCACGAATCATGTCCTGTTGGGCGTTGAGTAGGAGAAGACCGGATGTATTCGCTAAGATTGAGCTAGGGATTGTCGGAGTAGGGGAGAAGGGCGCATACGGATGCGTAGACCAGTTCGTAAAGTTTGCGAAATCGTTTCTATTCCCCGAATCGGATCTGCGCTGAATGAAAATAAGTCGTGTGATCGGATTATGCGTCTGTAAATCGAGGAGTTGTCGTGTGTACATTCCCGGAAATGGATAGGGTGTGATTTGGCTGACTAAATAGGACAAAGGGCGTGTGGCGAAAATCTGTTGTTCATCTTTCGGGAGATAGATATATGTGGCCTGGAGTCGTGGATTGAGGCTAGGCCATGTATTCAACTCTGGCGCGGCCACTCCAATATCCGTGAAAAAACTGCGTATTTGTCCACTGATATCGGAGGATGATACATATGTGGGGATATTTTGCCGAATATTCGCCAATGGGGATATCAAGGCATACTCGGGATTTACACGATAGCCTGATGCATCGAGGATACTATACAGCTGTGAAATGGGGTTGAGTGTGAGCTGTACCTCGCATTCATGATACTGAAGGCCTACAAGAGGGATTGCCTGGGAAGGGGATTCCGTGAACCAGAAGGAGAGGGGAACATGAATATCACGCCCGACGATGGAGGGTCGATTGAGTTGCGCGGCCGTGCTCAAGCTAGGATTCTTAATCACACTTGGATAGCCGCCGAGAGTAGATGATCCGCCATTGTATGCACCCTGGGCAGGATCAGTGAGTTCAGGTACATCTCCTACGAGGTTGCGCCATTTCTGGAAACTGTCCTGGTCCTGGTCAAGAAGAGCGCGGCTCAGCAGATAGGACCCGTCAAACTCCTGAATCTTCTGTCCACCGATGAAGAACGCCGCATTCTGAATAATCGCTGCTCCCAGATACCGTACCCATTGAAACTCCCACTGGCTAGTACGGGCAGGTGGAGGTTGTGGTGTCATGTATTTGCTGTAAATATCTGGAATATGGAATGATAGAACCAAATCTGACATCAGGTCCGCATATCGCGGTATTTTCGCCCGGAGGAAGATACTCTGATCAAAGGTGAGCTGATCCTGGCCTTCAAGCGGAACTGTGATATTTTCCATGGTAAAATGCGAATAGCGCTTGAATGCCTTATAGAAGTACGTCATTTGTGGGTTGCCACTTAAGAGTACATTTTGTGCGCCGTATGCGATCAGTGCGACTAAACCACCTGCCATACTCTCGTCTGAATCCTTACTGGAATAGAAGAGATTATGCTTTAGGATGGAGTTATA